AAATCAGGCGTGAACTGCACACTCGAAGAGATGTTTTGCTCTACTTCGAATAAGTGCGAGAAAATTATGTTGTTATTCTTTGAGCCGGGAAGTTCAATTGTCTTTGACCATTCACTAGAACGCGATTGAGGCTCTCTTATGTCAGCAATAGAGCGCGTGATAAGCGTTGAGATGTTGTTGTATGTGTCTAGTTTACGATTGACCCACGACCCACCTAGAGCGATTTCTTTATTGATACGACACTCTTCACCTTCTTCGACTGCGCTGAGAACACGACTCTCGTAGTTTGCTTCAATTACTTCAAGCAACGAAGCAGGAATTGATACATAAATTTCTATCATTGTCTTTGTCTCTTACTATCGAACGAATATACGATGTCTAGTTCTAGATTGAAGACTTTGTCTTGAACGTGCTTCTTGACTTCATAGTTTGCTGTCTCGATGTTTACTGCTACGAGCGTAGTTCCATCATAAGCGTAGACGATAGGTGAGTCAATCAAGTCTTTGAGCCATTCGCTTTGTGCTTCTGTAATCCAATTCGAGAACATCTTCACACGATGACTTGTGATTGTGTCGTACGTTCTAGAGTTGAAAGAAGATGTTTGATAAGCATATGTCGCACCTAGCGTGTAAGGGTTTGCTTTGTACGTCTTGCGTTGTGTGTCGTATGTGTCACGACGAACGCGATTGAATCTGAACGAGTCAAAGCCACCTAGAGAGTTCAAGAAGAACAAGTCAGTCGTCTCGTATTTTGAACACTCGTCAATCAAGTTGACACGATAAGTCTCGCTCAATGTTGTGCCACCATTTTTGAGAACGATGTCGTAGTATGTTGCACCGCTAGGAATTGACAACTGAGAACCGCTAGGAATGCGCACAATCGTTGCGCTAGGTAGTGTCAACGTCTGAGTAGATGCGTTTGAGTATGTGATGAGAGCGCTTGTCGCTGTGTTGCGAATAGCGTAGAGAAAGTCTTTTTGTGTGCGATGAATTATCTTCGAGCGAATCGGAGTCAAGAACTTGCCGTCGCCATCCATTGTGTATTGACCATTGTAGTTGACTAAGTCAATCGCATTGAGTGAAGCGTTCCACACGTTACCCGTTGCGCTTGTTAAGTTCGTGTACTCTGTGATAGAACCTGTCGCGCTAGTTGAGTACTCGTAGCCGAACTCTACTTTGTATGACATCGCGCTATTTGTGCAACCACTAGCGAGAGTGTCGTTGACGTTGAAGTCGTATGTGACGTAGTTCTCTAGAATGCGCGAGATGTTGAAGACACCTTTGTTTGTAGAGTTGTAGTAGATAGGTGCTTTGAGTTTCGCTAGTGAAGTAGTGTTTTGCTTTACTTCACAAATGAACTTGAAATTGTCTTTTGTGTAGATAGCACCGCTTGACTCTGTGATTACAAAGTTCGTATCGTTGTACGCGGGTGCGTTTGCGTTTGGTTGTTGTGTGATTGAGAGTGCCACTTCTTAAAATAGCGAAGCAACACTCTCGTCTCAAAATGAAAAGAGAGACCTTGTGAGTCTTATTAAAATAGTGGGGGTTGTTATACCCCCTTGTTTGATTAATTGTAAGAAATTATTTGACTTTTTGAAATTTCATCTCCAACTGAGCATCCTGCGTTGAATAAAATCATACCGTCTGCACAATCAATAACTATCAATTTATCATTGTTAATTTTTACAATAGTACCTTGATAGATTGAATTGCAAACTTTGTAGGTTACGCTTTGTCCAATGTTGAATTTGTTGTTTTTCATATCTTGTGTCGTTTTCATATAGCAAATCTACTACTTCTTGTGACATATGCAACACATTTCGCAAATTATTTTTCACTTTCTTTTGTTTTGTGACAATACGATGACAATCAAATCAACTTATAAGTTGATGACGTGATGAGATTTTTTAACTTTAACGTGTCATAAAATACGCAAAAGCATATAGTTTAGTACGTTTTATGACAAGTTATACTATTTGTCACAGCATCTCATTGAGAACAGCGATGACATAAGGTTGGAATCCTTTGTTTGCGCTTTGCTCTAGTCGTTTGTTGCGCTCTTGCGTTTGTGCTTTGTAGTATGCGATAGCGTTGAAGAACTCAATCAATGACATCTCTAGAAAGAAATCCCATTTTGTTCTGTCACGATTTGCCATCTTGTCGATGAGTTCTAGCCACGAGAAAGGACTTACCTCTACTTTGTCAAGTTGCTCATCTCCTGCTTCAAATAGTCGAGGGTAGCGGTCAACAACATTGGATAGAGTGCCAAGAAAAAAGATGCGTACGAATAAGCGAACGAGCAACTCAAAGTCTTAAAGTCTTCGCATCGTTGTTCGAAGTTCTGTGCGACTTGACCTTTTGAGATTTTCACGCGATGACCAAAGATGTCGACTTCGTACGATAGCATCGCTAGAATCTTGTGTAAGTTCTCAATGATGTCGTCTGCTTTGATTTGCTGTAACTCAATAAAGTGATGAGCGTTCATCTCTTGCGCGTTCGTGATAAGACGATAGCGTTTGTTGAAATGCTTGAAAGCGAACATAGGTTTGTCGCTAGGTAGTTCATTTAAGAACGACAACTTCTCTACTTCTTTGAGTATCTGCTCAAGAGACATCTCTTCGACTTCGTCTATGTCTATACGATTGACGATAGCGATTTGATGTATGCGTCTCTCTACGCCTTCAAAGTGATTGATAGAAGCGAGTTCTTGTAGTTGTTCGATTGTTATATTTTTCCAATTCATTCTATGCAAAATAAAAAAGACCGGGTTTGTTCTTTGACTTGCAATCTAAAGCAAGAGCAAGAGAGCAAACGCAGTCGTCGTGTAGTCCACTAGGTGCAGAGTATCTCACACCTGTTCTTGTGTATTCGTATTCGAAAGATTCCATCTCGTATCCTATTGGGTCTTCAGGGAAACGTATTTCTGTACGTTGTACTGCAAGAACTAGACCCTCGATGAGTTGTTGTTTTGATTGTGATGTGAACTTAAAGCCTTGAGCGCGAGAACACGCTCGTTGTATTTGCTCGACGACAGGGTCTCCTACGCCTGTTGAGTCGATGAAAGCGGGTGTGTTTTGTACTAGTTGTATGATTCGTTGTTGAGTTTGCCCCCAATCTGCTTGAAAGCGTTCACAATACGCTACGCAATTAGAAGCGTCTAGACCGACTATCACCGTATAGTCTGTATACTTTGCTAAGTCGATACCATATGCGACGACCTGTGCGTTCGTAGTGCGTTTATAACACGCTCGAATTGAGTCAATACCAAAGGGATTGGATTTGTCGTCAGCAGGCTCAGCAAGATACAACTCATCGAACACGTGTTTTGGTAAGTCTCTCTTTGCTTGCTCTACTTCATCGAGTTGTAAGATACCCTCGTTGACTGCGTCGTATGCTGTAATCTTAAAGTATTCGTAGTCGTGTTCTCCTTGCTTTGCTCGTTCGCCTAGTTTGTAGAACCAATTCTTTTTCCCTTTGACGTTTCCTATCAACTTGCATTTGCCTTGAGTTGCTGTGAGTGTAGAACGTAAAGCGAACCACGACTCTTCTCTTGCTCGTGATGCCTCGTCAAAGACACAAGCGTATACGTCGTCACCATACAAGTTGTCGGGCTTCTCTGCGCTCTTGAACTCTATTCTCGCACCTGTTGGCAAAGTCAACAACAACTTCGACTCGTTTGTCAAGAAGAAGTTCTTGTCTGTGACTTGCGTCTTCATACGACGATACGCGATTTCTGCTTGTTGGTATACAGGTGCAACCCACCACACACTCTGACCATCGCGCAACTTGAGTGCTTGTTCAAAGAGCCAAATGATGTGTGATGCGGTCTTGCCTGTTTTAGTACTTGCTGACGTGATTGTGTACCTTGCTTTTGAGTCAAGGATGTTCTTTTGATAAGAAGTCAATCGCGGTCTCACGTACTCTATTTGCATACTCTTTCGTAGAACTTAAGACGTTCGATGTTCCAAAGTTTGATGTCGTGAAACTTCTTGCAATAGTGAGCGTTGCTAGAACCTAAGTGAGAAGCGTTTGAGAGTGCTTGTTTGATTGAGTCGTACCACTCGTCGTTCTTTGAGAAGATGACACCACCATTGTCGATGTGATTGAGATATGGTTCACACGCGCTTACTACGATAGGCAAATCGTACGCACTCGCTTCGAGAATCTTCAACTCGCTCTTGCAAGAATTAAACTTTGTCGTTTGTAGAGGTGCGATTGCTACGTCAAAGTGTTTGTAGACTTCACCGTAAGCGTTTGCGCTAGTGCCTCGAACGACGTGAAACCAATCGCCTTTGAACATTGAGCAGATTGAATCCCATATGTCGCTAGGTGTGTAACCGCACAAGTAGAAGTCAATCAAGCCTTCGTTGCCTAGACGAGTGATGTCATCGACGATGAGTTTTAAGTCTTCGTGATGTGTGATGCCACCGACCCAACCTACTTTGAATTTCTCGTTGTCTAGACGTGAGTGTCGCCATTGCTCGTGTTCGTAGTCTAAGCAGTTTGGCAATACGATTGCATTCTTGTTGTATTGCTTGACTTGTTCTAGTAGTTGACGAGTTGTGCAAGTGACACCATCAGCGTAGTGAAGAGCGTCTTTGATTGCGTTCTTTATTCCGTTGCGATACGCCCAATAAGCGGGATTGAACTTAGGTAACACCCAATAGTCGTCAACGTCTACGATGTACTTTGTCTTCGCTTGTGCTATCTTCTTCAAGATGTCGTAGTGATGCTTTCCGAGCCAACGATTGAACACAACAAGGTCGTAGTTCTTAAAGTCAACGAGATTCATCATTGTATCGCTATCTTGAGCGATGTCGATAGTAGCGTAGTTGTCGAGTTGTAGACGCATTAATGGCGTGTATATCCTGTGATACACAACGCCATTCATTCCGTCTGCTAGTGCAAGTATTCTCATAGTTTTTTTAGTTCTTGTATTTTATCACGCATCCATTTTGCGCCTAATTGAAAACACAATTGTTGATTTGTATCCATACCACCGATTTGACATTCATTGTGTATCTCCTCATCACTTGGTAGTTCGATGTTCTCCTTACCAATTTTAATCATACAATCTATACATACGTTATGTGTAGATTTTGATTCGTCACAATTTATACATAATGAATCACTTGGTAGTTCTATGGGAGTTAGTTCTTCCAAATCATCGTCATCAAAGATTATTCGTTCTTTTAATAATCTTTTAATTTCTTCTTCCGTGTATAATTTCATTCGTTTGGTGGGATAGGAATTGGCATCCAATAGCGTACGTGAATCAAGCGATTTGTGTATTCATCAATCCACATATCGTCCATATAACGCGCAAGAGTTACTTCGTCGCTTTGGTTGATTACAAGTTTCAAGTCTTCGTCGTGTGGTGGTAACACGTCAGAACCTCTCCAAGTCTTTTTCATTAGAATGGTAAGTCTTCAGTCTTCTTGGGTTGTGGAACACTTACAGCGTGAGTCGCTCTTGATTTCTCGTGAGGTGCTTTCATCTTCTTGCAGTTGATTCGAACGTCACCGTATTGATTGACGATAAGTTCACCGCTAGAGATAGCGTCGTTAAGTTTCTTGATGTTGATTGAGAGATTGATTCCGTACTCGTTCTCCCATCCGTTTCCGATGTAAGTTGTCATTTAGTCTAGTTTAAGTGTTATTTTGATAGGTTCTTCTGTTTTGATTGTTGTCTCTACTTCTTCTTTTGGTTTGCCGTGTACTCTAGTAAGCAACGTCTCTAGTGAGAAGAGTGAGTTCTTGTCGTGTGATTTGAGCAACGCACCTGCTACGATGCGTTCTAGAATAGTGTAGTCGTTTCCTTTGTCTATCTCTGTGAGTTCTTCACGAGACATCGCTACCATATTCATCAAAGTTTGATTGATGTCGTCTTTTGAATAGCCTAGCCCTTTGAGTTGGGTGACTAGTTTCTTTGGTCTTCCGTTCGGGTTTGTGACTACTCCTTTTTGAAAGGGCTTCAAGTTTTTCATTGAGTTCTCGTGTGCCATAGTATTCTCTATTTGTTCTTTATTTCTGACACTTGCTCAAAGCGATTCGATGCTTCTCTTTGAGAAAGTCTTTGTATTGTTTTTGGTCTCCGAATTTCGTGTGACATTCTCTGCACAACGCTTGAAGATTTGTGATGACATCTTTTGTGTTTGAGCCACCCATTCCACGTGCTTCGATGTGGTGAATGTCGACAGCAGTTCTCTCGCAAACTTCGCAAGGTATGAAGTCGCTTATGTCGTAGCCAAAATGATTCAAGTATGTCATCGTGTGTTTCTTCATCTCATTTCAAGATTCTCTTCGTTTAGTATGCGACGTAGTTCTTCTCTTGCTTCTTCAAAAGCGTTGATTGCTTCTTCGTGAGCGTCATCACTAGCGTACTTGACTTTTGTTCTTAGATATTGGTCGAGAGTCCACATAGCGTGTGACCACTTTGAACCATTACAAGCGTCTTCAAATTGCTCTTCTTCTTCAGGTAGATTGAACTCAAGTATTGCTTTCATACATTTTCTTTGCGTACCAGAATCCTGCGTTGTATGCTTCTTGAAGATGTATCTTCTCATCGACTAGTAGTCGCTCTTGCTCTGCTGTGTGAGGCATTGCTTGAGGATACATCGCTCTAAGATAGTCAAATAGTTTTTCTATCGGTGTCTTCATTTGTCTTCTTTCTTCTACGCTTCGGTTGCTCATCGTCTGCGATAGTCGCTCTCTCGATTGCTTGTTGTTTCTCACGCCATTCTGCTTGTTCTTTGATTGAGTTAAGTTTCTGCTGACAGAAAATCAACAGCGAGAAATAACTCTCTACAAAGCAAGTAGAACAAGATGGCATTGAACGACCATACAATGATTGATAGATTGTTCTCAAGCGATGTGCTTCTTCAGGGTTTAATGACAACACTTGTGTCTTTTTGTAAGCGTTGTATTTTGGCTCAAGCGATACAACAAACTCGATGTCTTCAAAGTTCATATTTTTGTTTCTAATAGTGCTACAATAATAGTCGAAATTGACGCATAAAGAACGCCTGTCAATCCGTAGTGATATGTAAAATAACCTAGACCAATCCAAAAGGACATACAAAATGCGCAGTCGAGAGGCTTCAATCGTTTCCAATTGAAAGGATTGCGACCATACAAATAAGTCTTAATGATGTCAGCAGGTTTGCCAAAGTTGACGAGTATCACGCTGAAAGATGCGATACCTAAGATTTCAAGATGTGTCATACGTAGTTTTCTTTTATGTAAAGTTGTGCTAAAATGTTTGACTTTGTAGAGTGAGCGTTCAGTTCTGTCTCGTAGCCGTCTACAAACGCTTTCTTCAAGAGTTCTTCTTCTTGTTCAATGAGTCCTGCAAATTGCTCGTGAAGTCTTTTCACTTCTTGCGCTCTAAAAGTGTCACCTGCTTCTTCGTGTAGTTTCGCGAGATTTGTCATAAATCTATCAACGAATTTCATTGGGGTTTGTTTTTTCATATTGTTCTTGTACTAGTTGTTTCATTAATTTAACGACGCGAAGTATCTCACGAACGCTGATACCTGTCTTGCGATGTAGTGAACGCGCGGAGTTGCCATCAAGCCACATCTTAAATAGTTCACGCTCATACCAATGAGAACTCTCAATGATAAAGTCGTACGCTCGTATCTTGCTTCGCTCTTGCTCATAGTCTTCTTCTTCTACTAGATGGTCTTTGTCGTCGCTTTGTAAGTTACACTCATACACGTCAACGCTGTCGTAGATGCGATTCTGTTGAAATGGGTGACGATTGCCGTTGATGGCTGTGTGAAGTACTTTGATTGCCCACCATTGTAAGTAGCCGTCGTTGTGTAGTTTCTCAACATATGCGTCATCTTTTTCGAGTAGTAGTAGAAAAAAGTATTGATAGAGTTCTCTTGCTAGTTCTTTATTCTTTGAGATGCGAAGACACGTATCGAATACCCACTTTTGAGTTGTCAAGTTTTCAATGATTTGCGTCTTCTTCAACAATGCAAAAATAGAAAGATTATTTGTAATTACAAATTATTTTTTCTCAATCGTTACAAAATAGCCGTCTTTCTCATATCGTTTCTTCGTGCGCAACACATCGCTCTCTTCTTTCAATATGTGTATCGACGATTGAAGACTCTTCGTCGCGATAAGAATCCAATAGTTCGTGAGTCTGTTGATAGGTTTTGGAGAATTGTCTGTCATATTCAATCAAGTCATTTGTTTGTCGTACGCTGTGTATAATAGTAGAATGGTCTCGATTAATGATTCTACCTATTGACTCAAGAGACATTCTCAATGTGCGTCTACATATGTGATTGAATGTGTGTCTAGCATAGAGTATGTGTTGCGTTCTGTTCTTTGAGTAGATGTCATCAGGTGTGATGTTGTAGATTTGACATACTGCGCGCATTACATCTGCCCATTGTGCGCTAGTTTGTGTTATGTCAATCTTTGGTCGTAAGATTTCACGTCTCAAGTCGTTGACGATTTTCTCGTATTGATTCTTCTGTTCAATGATTAATAGTCTAAGACGACGATTTTCTTGCTTTGCGTTGTGTAAGTCTTGATAGTGGTTCATATTAGAATAATGATATTTGTCTTTGTGAATAATCTTTGTAAGCGTCAGCACTAAACTCGACAATCTTTGTGTCGATGTTTGTTTGTTCTCCAATGTATTTGTAAGATTTTGTGATTGATTCTTTGCGTAGTTTTAGACCATTGTCTTTGCCATCTGCGGTTAGTTTTTCGTTTATCTTCTTGATTGCTTCGATGTTGTTATTTTCTAAAACGAGATGCCAATTTGTTTGATTGCGTTGCATTCCCATAAATAGAGACGGGTTGCTTGTTTTAATGTACAACGTCTTACCAATGTTTTTGTACAACGAACCAAAATAGTTGAGTAGTTTGATTCCAAACCCTAGACCTTGATAATCGGGCAACACAACCAATCTACTCACACGAAACGCATTTTGAATTGTACCACTAGGCAAAGGTAGAATCGCAATGAATGCCGTTGGTTTGTCATTCCACGTCAAACAAAAGCACTTCGCCGCTTTGTTCAAGTCTTGTGTCAAATAGTGATGGTGTTTGAATATACGCCAAGTTTCATATCTGCATCGAAATACCGAAAACTCAATTGATGGTCTTGATTGCCGAAGATAGTCGTGTCTCTCGACACGCCCCTTCAATGGTGAATAAGTCCAATCGGGAAGCAACCACTCCATAATATCAAAGTGACAACTTGCTAGAATGATTTTCTTATTGTTCTTACGAATGAATTTTTGAAGAGCATAAGACATCGCTTTTGCTACGTCTCTATCTACTACGCTTGTGTACTCGTCTACAAGTACAACTTCTTCTTCTTTTGCACTACCAACAAGATACGCTAGTTGTGCGCGATATTGTTCACCATTCGATAGCGTACGATATGGTCTCAACCAAGTTGGTACACTAGACAAGCCCATAGATGACAAAAGCAAACACGCGTCGCTAGGTTGCAACCAATCGAAATTAGATATAAGAGACTTAGATTCATCGAATTGAATCTCTCTAATCGCGCCAAAATGCTTCAATAGAGTTGATTTACCTGTACCACTACCTCCGTAGATGACACCAATGTTCCAATCGAAGTTTCTACATTCGCTAAAATTGACCGGTATTTCTACGCTTGTCTTTGTTGAATCTTGAATGTCAAACGATTCACACACATATCGTGTGTATTCGTCTTCAAGAATGTTGTTCTCAAGTTTTATTGTCTTCATATGCGTTCTTTGTATTCTGTTAGTTTGCCTTCAAAAGTTGTAGGTATCGTACAACACTCACCGTTTCTATTCTTTGCGATAATCAACTCCGCTTCTTCAACGTCGGGCTTCTCTGTGTCATAGTATGCAGGTCTAAAAGGGAACATCACAATATCTGCGTCTTGTTCTATCGCACCTGACTCTCTCAAGTCTGACAACATAGGTCTTTTGTCTGCTCTCTCTTCGCTTTTACGTGACAACTGAGCAAGTACAATGACCGTGATTTTCAATTCTTTTGCAAGTAGTTTCAAACCTCGTGAGATTTCTGCTATCTCTTGCTCACGATTTGCTTTTGTTCCTTTGATTAGTTGTATGTAGTCGATGACAAGTAAGTCAAGACCTTTGCGAGACTTGTGCAACTTCGCCTTTGCTTTAATTTGTGCGATTGATGTATCAACGTCATCGTCTATGAAGAACTCGATTGATTGATTGTTTGCTGTGTTGATGACTTTGTCTATTTCGATTTGTTCTAGACGACCATTGCGAATCTTCCAATTTTCAATGTTGCCTATCAAAGACAAGTATCGCTTTGCAAGTTGTTCGTTTGACATCTCAAGCGACAAGAAGAGTGCTTTGTAGTTGTATTTCGCGAAGTCTTTTGTGAGCGTGAGAGCGATTGCAGTCTTACCCATTCCCGGTCTACCTGCTACGACTATCAAATCGCCTTCGTTGTAACCACCGATGTACTTGTCTAAGTATCGCCATCCTGTTTGTTTGCCTGTTAGCGCACCACCTTTGAGACTATTCTCAACTATTTGGTCAACTACTTTGTTTGTGACTTTTACTATCGAGTCAGGTTCTTTGTGTG